CATCACCACGATGAGATTGAAGCAGGTGATCATCACGATCCAAATGCTTTAGAATTATTCTGTGAAATGCACCCTGACGAACCAGAGTGTTTAGTATATGACGATTAATGGATTCACTCACTACTTTAGGAAAAACTAATTATATCGGGAAGGATGGATTCCATTGGTGGATAGGCCAAGTTGCTCCTCCAAAATCATGGAAGGGCATAAATGCTTATGTTTCAAGAAAAGGATACGCACAAAATCGTTGTAAAGTTCGTATCATTGGGTATCATCCTTTTGATGAGGAGGGAAATGTCCTTCCTGATGATGATTTACCTTGGGCAGAATTAATGTTAGATCCCAGAGTAGGATCTGGACAGGCACAACTCAATGAAACTTCTGTTCTTGCTGGTGGAGAGATATGTATTGGTTTTTTCCTAGATGGTGATGATGCACAGCAACCAGTGATTATGGGACTTCTTCCAAAATTTGATCAGATTCCAGATGAAATTAGTAATCAAGAAATTGATAGCGTAAAGAGTAGTGGATTCAGGGCCTTTAGTGCTGATCTTCAATCTTCAGACAGAAATCCTGGTAATCATATGTTAGGCCCACTAAACCCAGTACAACCATTGGGTAATGAAATTGCGAGGAGGAATAATCTTGAAAGTGGAAATGAACTTCAATTAAGAGATAGGGAATATGAGTTCCAATACCAAGAGGATTTAGCACTTTCCTTATCTGAGACAGAATCTAGTGAGGAAGAATTTAGAGCAAATGAGGGTGAGAGATTCAATCAATTCCAAAAAGTAAAATTAAATAAATCGAATAAGAAATGCAGAAAGGGCCCTGCCCATGATGGAAAAGGTGGACTACTTAAGGGTGGAGCAACTGCATCATGTAAGTTTGAAGAAGACAATACAAAAACCACAACTCATTTTAATCCTTGTGATGACTCTGCTATCGGAAAGATAAACAATTTACTTGGTGATTTTCTAAAAGCTGCCAGAACTTATGAGAGAATTGAAGATAGTTTTATAGATCCTCTCACAAATATGATTGTTGATATGGATGCAGAACTTGAATACTTACAACAACAAACTTCTGGATTTGTGAAGGGAATGATTAATGAATTAAAGTCTTCATTTTTGAAGGGTTTAAATAAGAAGTTTAAAAAATTTCTTTCAAAGCAAAAGAAAAATGCATCAAAATCATTCTTTAACGACAAATCAGTGAAGAAAGGTTTTAGTAGCATTATGAACATAATTAACTGTGCTTTTGGTGCTGCACTTGCAGGACTTGGGGGTTTCCTCAAGAATATGTTTAAGAATCTTCTTAATAAAACATTCAATGCAGCAGTTTGTGCTATAGAACAGTTGACTGCAGGAATCTTTGCAAAGATTTTTGATACTCTGGAGGGTGCTTTGGGTACAGTAATGAGTGGATTAAACTGGTTAGTGGGTGGATTGGGATCAGTTTCAAAAGCATTGAGAGGAGCAAGTAGTTTAGCAAAAAAAATTCTTGATTTTATCGGATGTGTTTTGCCTGAGTGTGAAAAACCAACTACTTACAGAACTGGAACAGGTACAAAGACACAAGCAGAGACAAACTTTGAAGAACTCACTAAAAAAGCAAATGTCATATCGGGATTAGGAGATTCATTAGCAGAACAAAGATCTAAAACAAAGAGAAGGATACAAGATGCAGTTGATAGAGTTCTTGGTAATCCAACTCAGACAGATATAGAAGGAGTAGCAGCTGATGCTAATGTATCTTTGGAAAGAGCAGAGGCTATTCTTAGAGGAGAATCGGAAATTGTAATTGGTGGAGACACAGATTTATCAACACTTGATGATGGTTTAGGAATAGATGCAGCAATAGACAAGTTATCAATCTTTGGAGATGAGGATCTTCTCTTTGCAGACTGCACTGAGAAAAGTAATAATCCAAATACTCAAGATGATCTCACTCCAATGAGACCAGGATTTATTTACCCCAAATGCATACCACCAGATTACCAAGTTAACGGATCGGGTTCAGGTGCAGAGTTATTAATTGTCGTTGGTAATGATCGTAGAATATTCTCTGTCGAAGTTATAAATGGTGGAAGAGGATATGATAATGATACGACTATCACGATCATTGATAATACTGGAAACGGAACAGGTGCAAATGTGATACCAATCGTAAAAAATGGAGTCATTGTTGAAACTGTGATATTATCTACTGGATTTGGATACTGCCTTAATACAACTGGAATTGGATCAGATCCTATTGGAGCAGACGTTACAGGAACATTAAAAGATGTTCACATCTCAAGACCAGGATATGGTTATGATCCGAATGATACAGTTACTTTTGATGATATAACTAATATTCCTATCATTACAACTCCTAGTGGAGGAATTGTAGGAGTAAACTTCCCATCAGATTTAACCACAGAGTTTAGTGCACGACCAGTTTTAAAAGTAAATACTACGACTGGATTTGGATCTAAATTAATTCCTATAATGTCATTCAAGGGTCAGTTGAAAACTGATGTTGGTGCAGAGGATAGGAAGAAACTCATTGGAATTGAACAAGTCGTTGATTGTATTGGTGATAAAACTGAATTAGTTGGATATGTAAATGGTGTTCCTTATTATGGCCCATTCCACCTTCATCCAAGTCGAGGTGTTAAGATGGTTGGAGCTCAACACGTAGACTACCCACATGAGATAATTTATGATACAATGGAAGAAAGTCTTGGACAACCTTC